TCCAATTAAATTCTATAAAAGATCCAAACATCCTGCCTACAAGTTCTTGGAATTGACTAAAAAAATCGTAAGTTGCTAATCCACCTAAATTAGAACTTGCAAGTAAATATGTGTTAGTGTATGCTAGGTTAAATGGCTCAAATATACTGCCACCGTCACCGCCACCTGTTCGAGAGCCTATACTACGTCTAAATATTCGGCGCACTTCTAAAATTTCTTTTGGTAAGGTGTAGGTATTCTGATCTACAATTGTTGGCATAAAAAAATAACTTTCTTCTGTGCTATTTTCAGTTCGTTGCCTATATCTTGCTAATGCTTTATCCAAAGCAGTTTCATAATGTACAGGATCAAGTTCTACATCTACCATTCCTCCGCCTAGCATGTTGTGAATGTAATCGTAAACTTCTTGTCTCAATGTAGCTATTTCAGTCATATTTTTATGTCTCCTATAGTATTTATCGACTCGATAAATACTATATGCCTAGAATATCTTTATACAAACCCAGTAAAGGGAACGATTACAATTTTATAGATGCAAGAATATTTGAAATGTTTACTGTTGGCGGAACAGATGTAAATATCCACAAATATTTAGGACCAAAAAATCCAACTGAGGAAGATGCAACTGCAGATATTCCTCGTTATGATGCTATAACTGAAACTAACATACAAGATTTATTATTTTTAGAAAATAGAGATAGGAAATATGATCCGGATATCTATACAATTAGAGGAATTTATAGCGTTCAAGATATTGATTTTAATTTAAGTCAATTTGGATTATTTTTAAACAATGACACTTTGTTTATGACTATTCATATTAATAGTTCAGTAAAAACAATAGGTCGAAAAATAATGAGTGGAGATGTAATTGAATTGCCTCATATGAAAGATGAATATGCGGCAAACGATTTTCATGTTGCACTTAAGAGTTATTATGTTGTAGAAGAAGTTAGTAGAGCAGCAGAAGGATATAGTCCTACATGGTATCCGCATTTGTATAGATTAAAATGTAAACAAATTGTCGATAGTCAAGAATTTAAAGAAATACTTGATTTACCAATGGACGAAGAAGTTCCTGCAGCAGGTAGTCTACGAGACTTATTATCAACATATGAAAAAGACATGCAAGTTAATAATGCAGTAATTGCACAGGCAGAAGCTGATGCAAAGAAAAGTGGTTACGAAACTGGACATTATTTTACATTGCAAACAAATGACGAAGGTAGGGTAGAGTTAGTTACAGCTGATTTAACAGAATTAGATGCAAGTGTTGCAAATGAATTGGCTGATAGAGTTATGCAAACTCCAGAAAGGACAGGCTATACTGGTTATTTACTTGGTGATGGAATAGCCCCTAATGGTGAAATTTTTGGTCATGGTACTCTTTTTCCTGAAGGTAGTGTAACAGGAGATTATTTTTTAAGGACAGATATGGTTCCTAATAGATTATTTAGATACGACGGAAGACGCTGGATTAAAATGGAAGATAATGTTCGTATGACAATGACTCAAACCAATGACAGGAGTACGCAAAAAGGTACGTTTATTAATAATACAAATGTTACAACTGTCGCCGGCGAGTCTGTGCCTGAAAGACAGAGTGTAAGTAAAGCTCTTAAGGCTAAAACCGATAATGTGTAAGGTGAATAATGCAACATTTTTATGATGGTCAAATCAGAAGATACATAACTCAAATTGTTAGGATGTTGAGTAATTTTAGTCATAAAGATATTGAAGGAAATTTAAAGACTATTCCTGTAGTTTACGGAGATCTGGCTAGGCAAGTTGGATCTATCCTTAAAGATAATTCTGAATTAAAAATTATAGGAGCGCCTAAAATTTCAGTTTACATAACTGGTTTAGAATTAGATAGATCTAGATTATCTGATAGTAGCTTTGTAAGTAAAGTTAATATTAGAGAACGAGCATATGATTCTAATAACGAAGAATATTTAAACATGCAAGGAAAAAATTATACAGTTGAAAGATTGATGCCAACTCCATATAATTTATCAATTAATGCAGATATTTGGTCAACAAACACAGACCAAAAATTACAAATCTTGGAGCAAATTCTTATGTTGTTTAATCCAAGTTTAGAAATACAAACAACAGATAATTTTGTAGATTGGACTAGTTTAAGTGTAGTTAATTTAGAAAATATAACTTTTAGTAGTAGGAGTATAGGAACAAGTACAGAAACTGAAATAGATATAGCAACTTTAGGATTTAGTACTCCTATATATATTTCACCTCCTGCTAAAGTTAAAAAACTCGGCATTATCCATACAATTATTACAAGTATTTTTAATGAATCTTACGGTAACGTAGATTTACACCAAACTATGCCAGAATTATTAGCTTACGCAGATAGTAGATATAAATCAGATGCTATTCATAAAACAAGTATTAACGAAGACGGAACAACAGTAGACGAGTTTGGAAATTTAGTTGCAACTAGACCTGATACTGATGCAGTGATTGCCACTACGTACAAGGATTATGATTTGTTTGTAATGAACGATACATTAAAATTAATACCAAATACTGCTTCCGCAAAATCAGTTACATGGAAAGAATATCTAGATGCATATCCTGATATTTTTAATCCTGGCATTTCAGAGATACATTTGTATAGGAATGATTTAGATACAGATATTGTAGGAAGTATTACAATTAGTTCATTAGATGATTTTATTATGAGTGTTAATTGGGATTATGATACTTTACCAAGTGATACTATCATATCAGGTCCTACAGGCGATAAAACAAAAATCGACTACATTATTGATCCTATAAAAACTAATCCAACTAATTTAAAAACTGTTGGACTAAGGTTATTGCTACTAGATACAAATATTGGAAATACTAATAACACAGACGGTGCTGATGCATGGAAAAATGACAACGGAACCGATTTTATAGCAGGAGCAAATGACATTATAGAATGGGACGGAAATACATGGCATGTGGTATTTGATTCAAGTGAACACGGAAATGAAATAGTGTATACTACTAATTTAAACACAAATATACAATACAAATTTATTAACAATGAATGGATCTTATCGTTTGAAGGAGAATATCCACATGGTTCATGGAGGATAAATTTCTAAGATAACTATTTTTATGAAAGAAATAGTTTGCAGTGGGGCGCTAATTTACAGTAAAAAAGAAAAAAGGTTTTTATTTTTACATAGGACAAAAGGCAAAAATAAAAATTTTTGGGGGTTAGTAGGTGGTATTACCGAAAAAGAAGAAACTCCTTGGACTGGCTTGCAAAGAGAAATTGTCGAAGAAATTGGTGCTATTAATATTTGTAAAAGTATACCATTAGAAACTTTTGTAAGTAATGACAATCATTTTCATTTTTATACCTATCTTTGTCTAGTAGAAGAAGAATTTATTCCGCAATTAAACGATGAACATGATGGGTATGCATGGACATCATTATCAAAATGGCCTAGACCGCTACATCCTGGTCTTAGAAATACCTTAAGTGTTAAAATTAATCAAGTAAAATTAGAAACAGTAATTAAATTATTAGATTTATTAGCAAGTACCTAAACCTTTAACTGTGTCATTGACTGGTTGTTTACTATTCCTCTGATAAAAGTATTAAAAGATAAACTAATCCTAGGTAAATCTGATGCATTTACCGTAACTAGATGTTCTAAATTGCTAGGAAAAATTAATATTGTTCCCGGATCAGGGCAAAAAGTCATAGATTTAGCATTAAATAAATTTGGAGTTTCAATTTCATATTCAAGAGTTTGATATTGTCCAGTGATAAAATTTAATAATCCAGTATCTTTATCGGCCTGTAATATAACTATACCTGAATAAACAGAATTAGGATGCCAATGTCTATGGTGCATTTGATCTCTAATAGATTTGTTAAGCCAACTTTCTGTTATATAAATTTCAGTCTGTTTTTTGACACTTAAAACATCATAAAAATAATCTTGTAAAGAAAGCATTACTTGCTCTTTGAGTATTGAAAATTCTGGCATTTCTAACACGTCGGTGCTCGTGCTTATAAAATTGTTATAATTTTCTGCCCATACAATATTATCAAGATTGACACTATCTATATCTATACGTCCTTCGTATAATGGTTGGCTAAAAAGCGGATGAATACCTAATTCATTCATATTGTTTTCCTTTTATTATATATACTTTATATGGAAGAAAAAGTTAAAAAAACTGATTGGGGATACGAATTAATATGGGCATCACATCCTACCTACATGGGAAAAATTTTAGTATTTGAAGGTTTAAATGCTCGTACAGATATGTATCTTCATAAAACAAAAAATAAAAGTTTGTTTGTAAATAGTGGAAAATTTAAAATTAGATGGATTGAAACCAGTAATGGCGAAATTAAAGAAGTAGAATTTCTAGAAGGTAATACTTTTGATGTTCCTGCAATGATGCCAATACAAATTTGCAGTCTAGCATACAATGGATCGATTGCAGAAGTTTCTGATAACAATCAAGACGATATTTGTATAATTTTACAATCAAAAAATATTGGATAAATTATGTTGCCTTCTTTACAAAATTCGTCTAATGTTAAAGATAATTTAGCTAGGTACAGTCATAAAATACAATATATTAAAAATATTAAAGCAAAAAATAAAGCACTTATAGCCTTAGAAAATTTAAAAAATGCTATCGCAGATATTGAACAAGCTCATCGAATTAGAACTTCAGGCGATTTACGTCCAAATTTGTTTGATTACCACAGAGAAAAAATTTTTTTATTTAGGAAAGAAATTGAAAAATTAATTAAAGAAAATACTCAAAAGAAAAAATGATATTTAAATCAAAAAAAAAATGGGTTAGATTTTATTGTTTAGACGAAAATGTTGCAACATTATATCCTTTAATTAAATCAAAAGCAGTAATCAGAAACTGGAATAATTTAGCAAGCACAGAAAGGAATCGTCCTGAACAAGGATCACAGACTGTTTTAAATTGTCCTGCTATTAAATTAGTAAAAGATTTTGGATATGTATTAACTGCTCCTGCAGATTTTGTTATAAAATCTGGAGATGAGTCTGCTTATTTTTCCTGGGAAACACCTTTTATGTTTAAAAGGTCAAGTGAACAATATACTTTCGGGGGTACCGATTATTACATCGATTGGCATAGTCATGCTCAGGTTGAACCAATTATTCCAAAGAGCAATACCCAAGTTAATAAACCATATTTACACACTGCAGTAAAAGTAGAAACTCCATGGCGGATAAAGGCAAGCAGTGATATAGTTTTATTACAAATTCCTGTTACATACAATAATGAAGAAAGATTTACTGCTGCTATAGGAATCGTTGATCCAGAATATATGCATGCGGTCACTGTACAGTTGTTTTGGCATGTAACTAACAGCGAAACACTTGTAAGAGCAGGAACTCCACTAGCACAATATGTTCCAATTCATAGGAACTTTTTAGAAAAAAACAGTATAGATTTTATTGTGGATAAAGCTACAGATGTAGAAAAAGAACTAGAAGATGCGTATGCCTTTGCCAATCATAGCAGATTTCCTCGGACTGATACTGCAAACAATAAAATTAAAATTATAAAAAATTTGTTCAACTATTTTAGAAAAAAATATCCTAAACAAAAGATTTAAAAATGAAAATAGAAAATTCGGTTGGTATTTTTGATAACGTTTTAAACACAGACGAATGCAAAAAAATAATTGATCAATACAATTTATTAGCAGGACTTAATTTATCTTTTAATCGTATAGATTTAGGTTCTTTTGATAGTCATAGAATTAAAGATAACGCTGTATTTTTACTAGAAGAAAAATCTATGCGTCTTTTGCCTACAATGGATTTTTTAGAAACTTTTTTGAATAAATTTTGGAATTGTTACAAACAATACACAGATCATTATAGTGTTATAAAAGAAGCAGGTAATCATTATATTAGATCAATGAAATTACAAAAAACTCTACCAGGCGAAGGTTATCATATATGGCATTTTGAAAATGATAGTGCCGAAAAGTGCTCTAGATTGTGTGCGTGGGGATTATATTTAAATACAATAAATGACGGCGGAGAAACAGAATTCCTTTATCAAAGTATGCGGGTTTCTGCGTTAGAAGGAAGGTTAATATTATGGCCTGCAACCTACACGCATACTCACAGAGGAAATCCTCCTTTAAAAGGAGAAAAATATTTACTAACAGGTTGGCTAGAGTACTAATGGAAATTTTAAAACTTTTTCCTATAGATTTTTTTGTTTTTTATAACAAAAATTTTGATAATAAAAAGCTAATTGCAAATTTAGAAACATTAGAAGATATACAAATAAAAAAAACTACTCAAATTAGTTTACTAATTAATTTAAAAAACAATAAAAACTTTCAAGATTTATTTAATTGGTTTAGTGACTGTTTAAAAGAAGTAAAAAAAATTAAGCAATATGATTGTGATCAAATAAAAATAACAAATAGCTGGGTAAATGTTTCATTAGCAGATTACAACATGTATTTAGATACACACAAACACAGTATGAGTTTTTACAGTGGTATATATTACTTAACAGACGGATCTGCTACAACCTTCATTGATCCATTTGAACAAGCTATTGATACACAATTGCAGGTATTAAAATTTAATTATCACCCAGAAGAAAAAATTAGTCCCGAACCAGGAAAATTAATAATTTTTCCTAGTTACATTTATCATAAGAGCGATATACATATCGCAAATACTTCAAGATACATTATAAGTTTTAATACAATGCCAACGGGTAAAATTAACTATAATTTAGCAACAGACTCAAAAATTAATATTAAAATTGAAGATGATTAACGATATAATTATTTTAGGAGGAGGAAATGCAGGATTAATGGCTGCTATATATCTAAAAACTGCTATTCCTTCTTTAAATTTGTCAATAATAAAATCTGATAAAATTGGAACTATAGGTGTTGGCGAAGGTTCTACAGAACATTGGAAATTATTTGCAGATGTAGTTGACATTAGCATGGTAGATCTCGTAAAAGAATGCGGTGCAACGATTAAAATTGGTATTAAATTCGAAAATTGGCACGGTGATAACACAAGTTATTTCCATAGTTTGCCCGAGTTTTTAGTAAATACAGATCCGTATTGCGGTGCACCATATACTTTAATGCGACTTATAGGCAATGGAATTTCCTCAGAAAAATTACATTGGGATTTACCGTTACAAGGTTATGTTCAAGAACCTTTCACTGATTATTATCAATTCCATTTTGACAGTGAAAAATTAAATCTTTTTTTAGAAAATAAAGCAAAAGCATTAAATATTAAATTTGTAATTGCTGATATTGTCGATGTTTCTGTAGATAATGAAGGATTTGTAGAATCTATAATAGATAATAACAACAATAAATATTTTGCTGATTTTTTTATAGATAGTAGCGGGTTTAGGCAGGTTATATCATCTAAGTTAGGGTCCACTTGGACAGACTGGTCAAAATATTTGCCATTAAACTCAGCTGTTGCGTTTCAAACACCCAGTCAAAAAGATATTCCAGTTTTTACTTTAGCAAAAGCCATGGATGCAGGATGGCATTGGCGGAGTCCAGTACAAGATCGATTTGGTAATGGATATGTATTTAGCGATGCTTTTATTAATGAAGAAACTGCAGTCAACGAAATACAAAAATATTTTCCTGATACTATCAACATTGGTAGGAAAATTAATTTTATCTCAGGAAAAATTGACAAAGCATGGACTAAAAATTGTGTATCAATTGGATTAAGCAGTAATTTTGTAGAACCTTTAGAGGCAAGTAGCATCAGTACAACTATACAACAAGTAAGATTATTAGCTGGTTCGTTATGGAATTGGTCTCGGGAAGATGTATCTACCAGTAAAAATTATAATAAGATTTTTGATGATATGTTATATAATATTTTAGATTTTATACAACTGCACTATTTTACAAAACGTGACGATACTGCATTTTGGAAATGGTGTAGTAATGAAATGACTGTAACAGATTTTAATAAAGAAAATTTAGAACTATTTTCAAATAATTTTGTAAATCAAATTTTATTACCTGAGGATTTTACTAACCGTACATATAGGATTTATGATTGCTTAAATTGGATACAGGTAATGCACGGCTTAAGAATGTTTAATCAAACAAATATATTACAACTCTTTAAGACAAGATTTTCGCAATATCAAGAATACGATGAATTGCAAATTTCTTATATTCCTAGCAAATTATCTGAAGAATGGTATTCTAGTAGAGAAGCATTAGAGTACATGAAATCTATTTCAACTAATTATGTATTATGATAGATAAAATCTGTATAGTAGGTGGCGGAACAAGTGGATACATTGCAGCGTTAATGCTTAGATCTGCATATCCTAATTTAGATATACAATTAATTGAAAGTTCTAAAATTGGAATTGTAGGAGTAGGCGAAGGAACTACAGAACATTTTAATAAGTTTATGCAACATTCGGACATTAGTATCTTTGATTTATTTAGAGAAACAGATGCAACTTTTAAAATTGGAATCAAATTTCAAAATTGGTTAGGAAATAATAAACATTATTGGCATAATCTTACTGAATTTTTTGTTACACAATCTGATACTAATGGTCTTTTTACATCATGGTTACAATTAGTGATGGATAATGTAGAGCCAGATAAAACTGTTTGGGATTTAGCTATTAATGGTAAACATATTGCTCCTTTAGATAAAATTATATCACAATTCCATTTTAACACTTTTAAATTGAATTCTTTTTTTAGGAATCTTTCAATAACAAGGAATATCCATATTGTTGACACTGAAATAGTTGATACTATACTAGATGAAAATAATAATATTAACCATATTATCGACAAAGATAACAAAATTTATGCTGCAGATTTTTTTATTGATTGTACAGGTTTTGCAAGGATACTGGCTAGAAAATTAGAAGTTAAATGGCATACTATATTTGATAAACTTCCAATGAATAGTGCCTTGGCATTTCCAACCGATATTACCGAAGTAATACCAAATTATACATTATCGACAGCAATGTCTAGTGGATGGGCATGGAGGATTCCTACACAGGAAAGGTATGGCAATGGATACGTTTTTTGTAACAATTTTATAAATCCTGATAGGGCGTTAGATGAAATAGAAAATTATTATGTAACCAACAATATTACAAAAAAAATTACAGATGCAAGATATTTTAACTTTACAAGTGGGTTTTCTGATAAATTTTGGTATAAAAATTGTGCATTTGTTGGGCTAAGTGGATTGTTTGTAGAACCACTAGAAGCAACTTCTATAGGAGCCGTAATACAACAATGTTTTTTATTAACTAATTCTTTGTATTTTTTCCACAAAAATGATACCAAAGTAAGTAAAATACACAATGACAGGATGAATAAGATTGTTAGTAACATAATTGACTTTATTCAACTTCATTACCTTACAAGTAGAAAAGATTCAAATTTTTGGAAATTTTGCAAAAATGATTTAAAATTAACTGATTTTAATGCAGAGTATCTTGATTATATGTCTTATAATTTTCCTGATAGTCAACTTTTTCAAGATACTATGTTAATGTTTAATTGTTTAAATTTTGGCCAAGTTATGTTAGGTTTGAATTTAATATCAAAAAAAGGACAGGAAAATATTAAACAGCAATTTCAAAAACATTTATATATCAATTCTTTAAAATTAGAAGATATATATAATGACATGTCAAATCCAGATTTGCAAACCTATTCACACAATGAAGCTATTGAATTATTAAAAGAATTAGATAAACATGAATACAAATACAAGTTATGATGTTGTAATATTAGGAGGAGGTATAGCAGGATGGCTAACGTCCTTATTTGTGAAAAGAACTTATCCAAACTTAAAAATTTTAGTTATTGAGAATTCTAAACATTTACCAATTATAGCAGGCGAAAGTGGCGCCACTACGTTTAATGATATTTTAAACTACTTAAATATTGATTTACAAGATTTTCAAAAAAAAACAAATGCTACTCCTAAGCTAGGAGGAAAATTTTACAACTGGAGTAAAAATACCGAGTTTATTCATGCTTTACAAACTGATTATTCACCATGGCTCGATAACTATAAAACATTTAATAATGAGTTTAGTTTTAAAAGTATGAATAATTTTTTACAAAAAGAAAGAGCTGGTTATTTTGTAGAATTGCACTGTATTAAGAATAAAATACCTTTGTCAAAATTATTTTTTGCTGATGCTTTTATAGAGCAAAATAAAGTTCCTAAATCTAATGATAGTCGTTTACAGCCTATGTGGCACTATGAAAGTAGAGCAACTGCTGCTTATCTTAAAGAAATCTCTTTTAATAGAGGAATTATTTATAAAGATGCAATATTTGTAGATGCAGAACGTAACTCTAATAACGGTAATATAAGCTTTTTGCAATTAAAAAATGGCGAAAAAATATACAGTAAATGGTTTTTTGATTGTACTGGCTTTGCACGATTATTATTAGGAAATACGTTAAAAGAACCAATAATTGATAATAGTTATTATTTTCCAGCTCATTCTGTAGTAGCATGGTGGGGAGAAACAGAACCTAATGTTGTCACAAAAGCATATGCAATGGATTATGGGTGGTCTTGGAATGTAAATTTAAAAAATCGTAATGGTAGTGGATATATATATGATAGCAACCATACAACTTTAGATAATGCAATTCAAGAAGCTGAAAAAAAATTTAATAAAAAAATTGATCCTGTAGCTAATTTTACGTATCAACCAGGATTTATGGAAAACTCCTGGAAAAATAATGTTATAGGCATAGGATTAAGCACTGGATTTTTAGAACCTTTAGAGGCAAATGGTATTGCTTTAATCTGTGAGTCTTTATTTGCTTTAGATGATTTATGGAATCCATATGAAATTAATGCTACACTACAGAACAGATATAATGAAAGATTGTATACTATTACAGTTGATATAAGAGATTTTTTATTGTTGCATTATACAGGACAAAAAAATAATACAGATTTTTGGAATATGTATCTTAATGAGATAGATTTAAGCGAATCCTTAAAAAATAAAATCTATTTGTTAACTGAACATGTCGAACATTCCAAAGAAAAACCCTTTTTTAATGGTTACTCGCCGACTGCATGGTTAATGGTAATGCAGGGTATGAATTATTTTGATAAAGAGTACAATATAAACAATTCAGTAATAAATAATTTTTCTAATGTGTTAAATACAATTACAAATATTTATAGTAAAGAAGTTGATAGCCATATTACTATAACAAAATGGCTTAATAATGAAAGGTAAAAAATAATGAATTACTATGTCAAAATAATTAGGGTTCCAGAGCTAGAGAATACAGCTCAAAAAATGAATATTAAAAAAGTTTATGCAAAAGCTAACACAATTGCAGACGCAGAAATTATATTTGAGAAGGCATATCATCCTAAATATACAATAGCAGGTCCAAATAGAATAGATTCTGTTCCTAGTGGAGAATCAATTTTACAATTATAATTTAACTAATTTTGATAAAGTATTTGTTTTAAACATGTTATCTTGCATTTCAGTAGATGCATATTCAAAAGGAAGGCCTAATACAGGTCTAGTATCAAATTTTAGATTACTGTGAGGTCCTTCTGCATCTACATATTGCAAAAAACATTGCGTGTGACTTTGTTCTTGTAAAGGGTCTCTCCAATGCTGGTTTTCGTGACCTTTATAAATTACCCCATCGCCTATATTCAATTTAATTTCATAAATCTTATCAGATTTGTTTCTAATATACAAAGGCCATATATCTGTCTGCTCTAATGCTATGCTGACGGTATATTCAGAGCTTTGTCTATCAAAATGTTTTTGTAAAAAACTATCTTTGTAATATATTCGTGCATATGAATATGTAGGATATAATTTTACTTTTAATTTTTTTTCTATTATTGGTAAAATTTTTACAGACAATGCTTCCATCATTAAAGGAGCGTATCTTGCAAATGTGTTTTCTGTTAAATCGGCAAAGTCTGTATTAGGATAAATTATTTTGCAAACATCTTCCATCATTTTAAATTCTAATGAAATAAAATTTGCTAACTCTAATGAAATAATATTTTTTACTGTAATAAAATCTTTTTTCATACTAATGGTATAAATCCTAGATTAAAAAATGGTTTTTCATTAAATGTCCTATATAATTTACCAGTTGGAATTGTATGCACATCAAACCCAATTGTAATTCTTTTATAACCGAAATTTTCTAACGCTACTACCTTGTGTTTAATGTGCCCATGTCCAAAATAAATTTGACCAGGTTTATTTTTTACAGTATGCGACTCAAAAACTGTTTCAGTTTTTTCACAATTTAAATTAATATATCCATGATAAGGCCATTCATGATCGTGCCAATCTAATAAATCCTGATGAGTATGATAATTAATCCATGATTGTAACCAAAGTTCTTTATTTTCTGTTATATTTGTAAGTATCAAATTTTTTAATTCTTGGAAAATATACCAGAAATGACTTGAAGGTGCGAGTAGACTGAATGTATTATATTTAGGATACGTCCATGTTGTATCTTCGTAAGGAAATAATTCTTGATGTAGTCTCAAACCAATTTTAATATCTTCTAAAATACCTTCAATATTATTTGTGATGTAAGAACTTTGATGTAAAATATAATCTTTCATAATATAATATTAGATAAATTTGTATTAATGACGCATCTAAATTTACTTTTTTTACAAAAACTTGCAGTATGATAGTAGTATCCTGGAAAAACTAAAATTTTACCTTTCTCTGGTTTTACTCTTTTTTTAATAGTAAAATCTCTAGAGGAAATTTTTTCAATGTCTTTACTTCCTGGATCATAATTTTCATTTATTTCATTAAAAATTATTGTATCTCCGTCGCTATCATTTACATAATAAATGGCTACAATATGTTTAAAAAAACTATCTATATGTGGCATAAATGCATCTTCATTAATTGCAGGATTTTTAAAAACTAAATTAGCCCTCATTCTTATTAGCCTTGATATGTCTTGGTCTTTGATTTTATCTTGTAAATTTAAAATGATTGGATACACCATATCAAAGAAAGTGCTTGTAAAAGAATTTTGCTCATAAAAAAAGTGATTACATCCAGCAGGGTTGTCTAAATTATTAATAAAACATTTATCTCCTGATACAATGTTTTTATTTAATGCCCAAGAAAAATTAAATCCGGTCATTACAGTTTCAATATAATCAGCCTGACTTTTTGGAATAATATTTTTTATTTCAATAATTTCATTTATCATGTGACTTGTCCAAAAAATCTTAATATTACTAATTTATCATTTTCGTTTGGCATAAAAGAATTATGTATTTTAAAATATTCTTTTGGAGAAAAAAATATACATCGGTTCTCTTTCATTTTTATTGTAACTGAAGGAGTAAAATTGCTATCAATAGAATTGTAAAATACAATATCATCGTTTTCATTTGAATTTAAAAAAATTATACCTCCAATATCAAAATTAGGATAGTAAATATTAATATCAGTATTATCTTCTAATTTAGTTATGTAATTAAAAACCATATGCAATTGGTTAAAATCTTCTTTACCATTTGCATGTATTATAATTTTTTTAGCAATGTTATGAAATATTTTTTCGTTAATTTCATTAATTGGTTTAGATATATTGCCAGGAAAAATATGTTCTGTTGTTATATACTCTTCATCTAAAGCTAAATTTTTGTATAATGTATAAAATTCAAAAAAATCATCTATAATTTTTACAGGCTGGTTAAAATAACGCATATTAGATTTTAACAAAAAAAACTTGGGTTAGTCTAGCATCTTTTCCTTTACCAAAAAAGTTTTCAGCAGAATGCCAATTTCTAGTATCAAACATAATAAATCTATTAAACTTTGATTCAATTACTATGTCAGTATCAAACTTTGATCTTTGATCTTTCCTATATTTTTCAAATTTATTACTATCTATTTCATCAGTTTGATTTACATCTTGCTCAAATAAATCTTTAAAAAACTCTCCATTATGATCGTTGCAATCTTTGTAAATACAGGTACCAGAACCTAAAGGTGCATCATTGTTAAGATAGATAACACCGGCAACTTGATCTTGCGGATCGTCATCATGAACCCATCCGTTACCGTAGTTTTCGTCAGTTAATTGAAATCCGGTTTCTAATCTTTCAATTTTTGTAATGCCGTAATCTTTTAATATAAACAGGATTTTTTTTAGAAAAATTTGAAAGAAATCATAATTTAATTCGTGCAATAATGTAGTGCGTAATCCGGGCCAGTTACCTCTATCTCCTTTGTAAAATTCTTGCTGTAGAGCAAAGTGTCTTATTATATCACAGTCTTCATAAAAATCATCAATTATTATTGTAGGAAAATATGGATATAAAAATCTATTTTTGACATCATGTAATTCCATGAATTGAGATACTGGCAAATTGTGTTTATTGTTGAAAATATTAATGTACCAATTATCCATTTATTTTTCCAGTAAAATTAAATGTAATTACAATTCTTTTCGTACACATTTTAGGACAAGTGCTTGCGTGATAATGCCATCCGTTAAACAATAACAATTTTCCAGCCTCGGGTGTACACGTATGCATAGGATAGTATTTTTCAGCTTTATCAGTTTCATGGAATATAATTGTATCTCCATCGCTGTAATTTACATAATAAATTACAACAAAATGTTCTTGATCAAAGTCTCTATGCGGAGTATTGTACTTATATGGCAAGCTTGGCAATGAAAATTTTGTGTTCAATAAAAATCCAGCCCTAATTCTTTTTAAATCAATTATTGTTAGAGAAAATTGTTTTTCTATTATAGATAACAAAGGCTTAAAAAAATCTAAATGCAGATTACTTATGTTATTTTCATTATAAATTAAATTACCAAAAGCAGGTGTTGAATGTTGGGGCATATTAGAATTTTCAAAAGTTGTATCTTCCATAAAATGCCAGTCAAAATCTATACTTGTAAGATAGTTATAAATTTTTTTTACATAATCTTTATCTTGTATATTTTTTTCAATAGGTGTAAAAATTTTACTCATAATTTAATTTGTACCTTTTTCTATCAATAGAAAAATGTTCTGGATCAGTTTTATATTTATTCCAACATGGTATGCTCATACTTAATCTCTTGTTACAAGGCTTCGCATAATGATACATTCTTGAAGGAATATATAGAACATCTCCTGGTTCTAATACAACATCTAAAGCAACAGATAAATCTTTTTCTTTAATAAAATTATTCATAATACCAGTAGGATATAAATTTGATAATCTATTATTATATATTTTCCACGGAGTCGTTCCTTCTACTTGAATAATAAAATTAGAAGGATAATCTTCATGTATAAAAAAAGAACCATTTTCTTTAATATTACAGTACACATGAATAGCTGCGTTAACATAAAATTCTTGCTCAAAATATTTTAATAGTTGATTGGTAATATCATTATAAGATCCATAATTTAAAATTACAAGTCCAAATCCATTGTTAATTTTGTCAAAAATAAAAGATTTATCTTGTACAAGTTTTGACCAAACCCAGGTTTTTCTGTAACTTGGTATTTCTATTTTGCTATTTGTATGTGGATCAATGACTTCAAAGTCAAATAATTCAGGATAGTTTAAACATTGTTCTACGTCATGCCAACTTAAATATTTTTCTGGTGTTGGAAAGATATTTTTTAAGTAAAGCGGATTATCATTTAAAAATAAATTACTTTGTTTTTTAAAATTTTCAAAAAAATTATTCATATATCCTATCAATCCTAACATTAAATGCTATTGATATTCTATCTTCGTCAGTAGGATTTCTAGAAACACCGTGAGCTAAATGTCCTGGAAATAATAATAATTTTCCAGTTTTTGGTTTATAACTAATAGCACCGCAACTAATTTGAGTATAATTTTCGATAAAACTTTGACTTGTAATAATATAATCTGCTAGACTATTTTTATAAAAAGTAATATCTCCTTGATTTTCTGTTGCTTTTAGATAAAATGCTCCAGATAAAAATGAATTATCATGTATGTGATGTGAGTTAGAATGTCCTTTTTTATTAATATTAAACCAATAATTTTCAATTTTTACTTTTGATAATTTTTCTATATATCCATAATCTCTGACGCATTGTTCTGCTTGTTCTAATATTTTATTATTTAAAATTTGTAATGGTTTAAATGCTGTAGGTAAAAAATCTTTACTTTGCCATCCTCCGTCATTACTAAGTTCGCGACCTGTTGGGTCATATTTGTATATATCGTAACACAAATTAAGTAAATCAGTTGTATCTATATTAGTCTCTTCCCACCATATCGGCGTCGGAAAATAAAGGTCAAAATGCATATCTTAAATCATTTAAAGTTTTTGGCACAGGTATAAAGCTAAAAGCAAACGAATGACTCCATCTAAAATCAACTTCAGGATCTACATATGCTAGGTGCGGTATGTTTGCTTTGTACATTGTCATAGTTTTTTCGTTTGTAGGTATTGACGCTAACAAATTAAATCCCCATTTCTTTAATTCCTCATCTGGCATGTTAAACCAATTATTTGCCCTAGTAGCATTCCTGCTTATTTCTACCCATTGTTTATGAAATTTGTGGGTTTCGTCAACTTGAAAATCATAAACAGTTTCATACATTTTTCCTTCATAATGAAATAACTTTGTACATGACATGTCAAGAGAATGATCTGTAAACCATAAATTAGTAACTAAGCCATTAACATAATCTACGTGAGGAATTCTCCAGCAACTTATAGGTTTAGTTAATTCACGAAAGTATAAATTGCCCCATTCGTGTATTTGCTCTAAATATATATCATTAGAAATATTTTTTGAATAAAAATCAATAAGTAAATAGCAAATATCTTTATAAATCCATTCTGGTAAGTGTATGCTATCAAATGGGTTAGGATCAAAATTCGTTAATGCGCTATTGTCTTTTTGTATTGGAAAAGATGCTATAAGATTTTTAAAAATTTCAAAATGCTTTATGTCAAACGGCGGATCAGTTATCCAATAACCATAATCTTTATCAATTGAAAAATATTTACAATTCCAATTGTCAACATTGTGAATTTTAATTACTTTGTCAAAATTATTTGCATCAGGATAGCATCTTTTAAATTCTGTCATCTTATGTTAAAAGTAAATATAATTCTTTCGTGATCACTTAAATTGGGTTGGACTCTGTGTTTTAACCAGCCGGGAAATATTAAAACATCATTAGTGGTTACAGGTAATTCTTTATAAAGAGATTCTTCAGGAAAAATAGGATATATAGATTTATGATATTCTAATGGGTCTTTAAACTCTATATATCCAGAATTATCAGGAACTTGTAAGTAAGCCGTAACTACAAATGTTATAAAATTATGACTATGTTCTAAAGTTTGTCCACCTTTATAATGAATGTTAATCCATGATTCTGTAACTTCATTATATTCATAAATAAATTTATTTTCTTTCCTAATAAAATAAATCATACTTCCTAGCCATTCTTGGAATTCACTTAGTTCTTCCCAAGTATGTGGCTGTTCAGTGTTGCCAGCTTTAATTGACGATTTTGAATTTCCTATTTCTAATAAACTTGTTTCTGAATTATTTTCTAATAGGTTATAAATTTTAGGTTTTAATATTTCAAATTCAAATGGAAATTGAAATTTGTAAATATAAGGAGTAAAAAGATTAACTCCATTATTCAATAGGTTCATTTTCTATTAGCTCCAACGCTAATTGTAGACCCATTATTGTTCCTTCTATTTTAAGTAAATCAGAACTTAGTTCTTGTCTGGATGCAAAATCTATACTAGTAATACCGTATGGGTTAAGTTTTAAATCATTAAACTCATTTTCAATACGTTCTAAGTCATTTTTTATTTCTAATGACTTATTTTCAAGATTTTTTAATGCATTGTTTATTTTATCAACATAAATCATTTTTTTCCTTTTGATAATATTCTATTTAGTCTTTTAATTCTAGCCAAAACAGAATCTTTCCTGTAGATTGAAGAATTTGAAGCATAAACAAAATCTCTTTCAAGTTTATAATCAGCATTAGTTGCTTCTTCAACTGTTAAAGTGTAAGTAGAATCTTGCAATATCTTTTTATCTATTGGTAAAATTTGACAAAGAGGAGTGCCTGCTTTAATCAAAATTTCGTCATTTAATTTTTTCCAATACAACTGGACATTTAAAACATGCATGTAACTTGGATCTAAAAAACCAGTTGCAGCTTCAAACCTATCTTCATTATTATAAGCAACTGGCATTATAAGCAGTATGATATTATTTGAAACTTCAACCCTCCACGGAGTTTCAACTTTAATTACAGTCTTAAGGATATTATCTTTATCATTTAATAAAGGTTCGGTTTGTATAGAATTGTGTGTATTTATATATGCATATTCTGCCATTTGTCCACATTTATTAAACTGATAACTTTCGTCCCAATAAACACTTACTCCATCTCCGTTTGTTTTTATTATAAAATCAGCAGGTGCAGTTAAAATATATCCTGTGTTTATTATTTTCTGTATTCCTGGACAATTTTGAGAACTTTTAGTATTAGTATCTACTTCTTGTTTTATTTTTAACCAATCTCTTTTTACAAGTCGGGATTTTTGTATTGGATACAATTTTGCAACCCCTGGTTCAAGAGTATAAAATCTAATAAATTGTTTTTTTTTAAAAAAAGAGGTCAGTTTACTTGTTAATATATTCATCTATGCCATTATATATATTATCTTTTAAAAAATCATAATGACTAGGAAGTGTAAGAACATGTTTTGTAATAGCCTCTCTATATTTAAAATAAGCACGTTTAGTAAAACCAATTTGTTCTTTTTTTGTTGCTAAATTTTTTGTATCATTAAAATTAAATATAAGATTTTTTGTAGCAATAGATTTTAACCCCATTCCAGCTGCAATATACATATTTCCTATATAATCGCTATGATAATGATGATTTATCATGCTTCCTAGAAAATTTGTATATTGATTTTGATTTAAAACAAATTCATTAAATTGTTCCGGAACATACTCATTAATTTGTGTACACCATCTCCAATAAGGTGTATCAGTTCTCTGTGACAATGCATAATGTTGCGATACAAAATCTCTAAATTTTGTTACATCAAAATCAACTGCTAAATTGTAGGCATCTTTTTCTGCCCTTGTTACATATCCATTTCGTCTATTTAAAACATCTAATAATTTTACTATATTTTCGTGAGTGGTTAGCAAACCTGTTGATTCTAACGGCTCTACAAATCCGTAACTAAGTCCTATTCCTAAAACATTATTCAACCATGCTCTTCTTCTTTTACCGTGTCTAATACTAATAGGAAATAGTTCTGCTTTATCTGCTATTTTTTTACCATAAATTTTTTCTAAATGTTTACTAAATTC